CGCCACCCGCGGGGGCGCGCCCGAAGCGCGAATTTAAGTGTTCGACATGCGGGGCCGAATACAAGCTCCTGACGATCGAGGCGCCGGCCGCCGACGACAAGCCGATCGAATGCGTTATACGACTGGGGCGCATCCTCCACCCACATGGTTGCGCACGACTACATCCGGCGCAATTGGGAGCACCTGCGCGACGGCGACGTGGTCGACGTGGAATTTATCCTGGGCCACACCAGCGCGCCGAAGACTTCAGAACGGTTAGAACCGTGACGCGCAAGTGGGATGAGTATGTTTTGATCTGCGAGCGGATCACGACGCCGCTGATCCTGCCGCCGCTCGTCGGGCGCATCGGCCGCTTTGCGCTGAAATACCTCCGGGTCAATGGTGGCCGCCGCCGGCGAGCCGCGAAGGAGGCGCCATGAGCTGGACCGAGACAAGCGACGCTACGGAGTTCGCCGCCCGCGTTCGCGAGGCCCAGCTTTGTGCTGATCATGACGGCCGGCTGATCATATGGGTCATCTACGAGAAGCCGCTCGATCACTTGGCCCATTGGGTCGTGCGCGGCCAGGAGCCGGGGCCTGGGGGGCAAATCATCCTCCATCAGTTTTGCTTCTGCGCCAGAACTCTCACGGAAGCACGCGCCGCGGTGCCATGCGGCTTGGTGCGGATGGCGCGTCACCCGAAGGACGATCCGTGCATCGTCGAGGTCTGGATATGACCAAGCCGCGGGAGGTGATCTTGATGTGCGAGCGGATCACGACGCCGCTGATCCTGCCTGACAATAGGCTCGGCAAGTGCTGTGAATGCGGATGGCGGGTGCAGTTTCGCCCCCACACCCCGAAGGTCCGCAGGATGTGCCGGCAATGTGCGGTGCCCCAGATCGAGCCCGACACCGAGTTCGAGATCACGCCGCGCACGATGCAAGAGGTTCGCGACTATCTCAAAAAGGGGCGTCACTGACATGAAGGCCGTGATGTTGTTCCTGATCTTAGACGACGAGCAAGGCGAACCAGTGCCGCGCCAGACCTGTTGCGGCTGCACGGAATATCTCGAAGGACTGGGCATGGTCCGCAAGATCGGCGAGCACGTGCTGAACGAACACCATCTGGAATGCTCGATGGCGACGTACGTGATCGCGGGTCTTCACGTCAAGGTCGTGAGCAAGCACCTCGAAACCGTCATCCGCGACAACGCACCGCCGCCAGCGGGCGCGCGAGGTGCTGTCGGGCGACTTGACCTGCCCGTGTGGCCGCCTCAACCCGGAGAACTGCACCGAAGACCCGTGCCGGTTTCCGTTCGCGTCATGAGGAGACGTCGCAATGATGAGCACCGAAAAAAAGGACTGGGTCGCCATCGACGAAGCCCTGGACCAGATTATGCGGTCAACGGGATGCTCGCGCAGGGTCGCGCGCAAAAAACTCGCTGCGAAAATGAAGTCTGGGGAGGTGCACTATAAACGCACGCTCGAACCACCGCAGCCGTACTTGCCGCCAGAGGAAGCGGCCGAGCAATTCAGCGAAGACCCAAGAAACATCTGGGTGCAGCTCGACGTCTTTTTGCTGCAAGCAAATTTTACGAAAGATGAAATTATGGGTGAGCTGAGATCAGGGCGTCTCATGACCGAGGCATCTGACAGCGTGCATATGACCGTTATCTTGCGGAAGCAGGTGTCGCCGGCCCAGATCAAGGTTTCCGGGCAAGCGCTTGTCGATTGGATGAGCAATCCGGCAACGCCGCGTCACCTCGTCGAGAAATGGCTTAGCGGTCTAAGCCAGCGCAAGAATTGAAGCCTGTTTAGGTGACCGGCACGCCGTTGACGAGCACGACAACCTCGCCCACCACGTCGATGTCGACCCGAACGGTCGCCGGCCGGGCTGGCGGCACCGGGCGCGGTGGCCGGTCGCCGCCTTCCGGTGGCCGCTCTGCCACTTGAGGCGGCCCGCCGAGCACCTGGGCGATCTGCTCGCATATCACGTCGAAATTCGTTTCGTAGAGCGCAGCATCGGCGGTGCTGTCGACAAAGCACGTCTCGATCAGGATTGCGGGCTGCTCGGTGTTGTTCAGGAAGTACAGGTCAGTCCGTTTCTTGCCGCCGCGGTCGATGAAGTCGCCAGCGTCCGCGATGGCCGCCGACATCTCGCCCGCGAGCGCCGACTGTGTGACGTACAGCACCTCGGTGCCCATCGGCTTACTGGTCTGTTCGTAGGCGTTGAAGTGCACGCTCACGTCCAGCTCGCGCTGCTGCGCGTTGTGATAGTTGACGATCGTTTCGAGGTTCTGATTTTGGCTCGTGCTTGTGTCATCGTGAAACGTCATCACGTCGACGCCGCGGGCAGCGAGCTTGTCGGCCACAGCCTCGACCACGCGCCGCGCCTCGTCGACCTCGTCGAGCACCCCGCTGGCGCCGCGCACAAGTTTGCCGTGGCCTGAAGAAATGACAATGCGATCGTATGGCATGATGGTGTCTCCCTGTTCCTGATCGAGCGGAAATGTCACCTCGACCTCGTCGTCGGTCTGGATGCCCAACGCGTCCATGAGGCCGGGCGAGATATCGGCGATGCGCCCGGTATCGACATGCGGACCCCAGTCGGCCGGGTCGCAGACGAACTCTTTGCCGGTCTTGGGCGCGCGCACCAGCACCTTGACGTCGAGCAAGTCGTCTTTGGACGTGCCAGGAGCGTCATAGTCCCAGCGGCATGCGATGTAGAAGACGGCCGGGTTGAGCCTGCGCGCCAGCCCGGTCGTGCCGGGCGGCTGCGTCGGCAGGAACAGGTGCGGCGCCATGTCGACCGAGTAGATGAAGGCGAGCGGCTCCGATGGCGAGACGCCCATGTCCTCGGGGCCGCCGAACCACGAGACCTTGCCGCGCAACTTGGTCATGTTGTCCTCACGGTTTCTTGCCCAGCTCCCGCGTCAGCACGTCGACGATCCGGCGAATGCTTGCAGCGTTCGCCTCGGTCTCTTTCTCAGTGACCGTCAGCCGATTGTTGATCTCGGCGAGGTGCGGCGAGCCGCGGACTTCGAGCGTGTTCACCCGCGTTTCCAGCCGCACCATGTAGGAGATTATGCTAACACCAATCCCGGCAAGGGCTAAGGCTTGAGCAAGAAGGAAGTACAGCAACGTGCTGTTGTCCTTCATCCATGATCTGGCCTGCATCATCATTGTTTTTTTCTCTTAATTGCGTCATGGCCGCGCCTCCAAAGCCTCGATGCGAGCCATTGCTTCCTGCAGTGCTTTCGTCAGCGCCGCGATCACCGTGAACGGGTTAGGTGACTGGATAGTGTCAGGCGCATCCTTGACGCCGGTCGCAGCCGATGGCGTCAGCGTCTCCTGCAACTCATGGGCGATGAAGCCCCAGCGCTCGATGTCGTCGGCGGCGAACAACGGGCCATAGGCTTCCTGCGGCGGATCGATGCCTTGCTCTTGCGCCGCCTGTTCGGCCTTCAGTTTGTCGGCGGCGTAAGCCTTGATCTGACTTGGCGGAGTGAATTGCGCCTGCGTGTACTGGATCGGGCGCAGCGCCTTGACCGTGTCCCACATGGCGGGCAACGGCAGCACGTCCTTCTTGATGCGGTAGTCCGATGACGTAGTGATCGTGCCAAGGTTGGTGGCATCGATCCATAAATTCTGCGGCGACCAATCGATGTTGAAACGGTTGGAGCGAACCGCACCACCGTCACCGGCCGTGCAGCAGTATCCATGAGACGACCGGAAAGTGGCGCTGGAAACGAACTGGGTGCCTCCCTGCGTAACGAAGTTCGCACCATCAAAGCCAATGTAACCGCTAGAGCCGTAGAAATAGTAGCCCGCAGTCCCGGAGCGGGAAGCGGTGATGTCGCCAGCACTGATGCTGCCAGCAACAGTCAATGTTCCATTGACTGTCGGATTGCCCGTGAACGCTGGCGAGGCCAGCGGAGCCTTCAGCGCGTCCTGCGTGTCGACGTAGGTCTTGTCGGCCTTCAGCGCATCGGCGGTGTCGACATAGCTCTTGTCGGCCTTCGCCGTATCGCTTGGATGGACGTGATCTTGCCGCGCAAAATTTGTTGACGTTCCAATAGCTGCGGCGCCATCCATAAGAGGCGGCACAGTTGCGGGACTCCCAGCGCCAGGAATCCCTTGCGGTCCCTGCGGCCCGACGAGCGACGTCCCAGCCGGCCACGCACCCGAGGTCTTCGGGCCAAAAAGGTAATTGCTCGCGGTGTTGATGTAGAAATTTCCGTTGACGCCAATTCCAGACGTCGGATCGCTCGTGCCGTAAAGCACGGTATTGCCAGCGACGCCTTGCGGTCCTGTGTTGCCAATCGGCCCTTGCGGCCCGACGAGAGAAATGCCGGCCGGCCAAGCGCCTGCGGCCTTCGGGCCATAGATGAAGTTCGTCGAGGTATTGATATAGAAGTTGCCGTCAACCCCAGTGCCGGCGGTCGGATTGCTGGCGCCGTAGAGCACGCTGTTGCCGGCCGTTCCCGGCGGCCCCGGTACGGTGGATGCGGCGCCCGTTGGGCCGGTCGGCCCCGGTGGCCCGGTCGCTCCCGCAGGCCCAGTCGCACCTGGAGCGCCCGTCGCTCCGGTCGGCCCCTGCGCTCCGGGCGACCCTTGCGCGCCGGTTGCGCCAGTCGGCCCTTGCGGCCCCGGTATAGTCGAGGCGGCGCCCTGCGGCCCCTGTGGACCGGCCGGCCCCTGCGGCCCCGGTATGATCGAGGCCGGCCCTTGTGGCCCCTGAGGCCCCAGCGGCCCTTGAATTCCTTGCGGCCCTGGCGGTCCTGGCGGTCCACCGGCCGGCCCTTGTGGCCCTTGCGGTCCTTGCGGTCCCGGCGGCCCGCCAGCCGGCCCCGGTGGCCCTGGCGGCCCCTGATCCCCCGAAACAATCGTCTCGATGTTGTCATAGGCAAGCACGACAACGGCACTGGTGTCGTCGGCTGAAACGATGGCGTCATAATCGGTACTGACCTCGACGAAGCTCATCGCGTCGGTCCCGCATTGTTGGTCAGCGTGCCGCCCCACACCCTCGTTTTTAGACCCGCTAACGTCATGATGAGGGAATGATCGAAGCTGCCGAGCCCAAGCCGCTCAAGCGTGTCCTGCAGAATCTTGACCGTGAAGAAGCCATGCACCGGATCGGTGATCACGATCTCGCCGGTATCGGTAGCGAGTCGCAAGAGCGCATCGGCGTCCGCGGCGTGGCGGCGCAACATCATCTCAAGCGAAGCGCCGGTGATGTTGATCGGCGTGGTGCTATCGACCGTCACGTACTGAAATAAGCGATAAAAGTCGGCGTCGTTCTCGACCGTGATGTTGACGATGGCCATTTTCCGCGCCCCTTACGGGAAGGTATTTGAGATCGCTGCAAAAGCCGCATCGATCTGCGCCAGCGTCGTGATGGTGCCTGCATTGATGCTCGTCACCGTGCTGCTCTCGCAAGTGAAGCAGGATTGAACAAAGCCGGCGACGTCTTGAAGCAGCGTCGCAAGTTGCGCCTCGCTCAATTTGATGAAGCTCCCATCGGAAAGCTTCCAGTCGGTGACGTGCCCTGGATTCGCCACCGCATAGTTATGGGCGCTGTCTATCGTGTTGCGCGACACCGGATCGGTCAGAAAAGGCACGGCGCCGCCAAGGCTTGTGACGGCCACGCCGCCGCTTGCGTGACGATAGCGCGCATCGGCTGCGTAGGCCGCAAGCTGCCCTTTTGTATATGTCGTCGGCGTTGGTTGGACGAAGGTGGGCGCATTTAACAACCATGCTGGCAAAACGTTGTAGGCTTTGATCACTTCTGCCAATTCTGGTTCGCTGGCGATTGGCGATGCCGCATGGATTGCGGCCCAATCTATATAGGCCTGATCCGATGCCGCAACCATGGTGTTGGTTGCGCTCGAATAGACATCGGTCGTCGATCCGCCGACGATCCAATAATGATTGGCAATGCTAACTGTCATAGATATTGCCCTCCTGTCGCCAACGATCCCGCTATTGTTCCGGGCAGGTAACTTGCCCCTCTTCCATTGGTGTCAATGACGCCATTGGAAGTTCCGATGTATTTCGCTCCGGTGACGTTTCCTGCGCCCGTGATGCCTGACCAAATTGGCCGCGTCTGCCCCCCGTTTGAGGCAATAACAAAACCATTACTGAATGTCACCGCATTTGGGATATTCAGAGTTGGGTTGTTTGGTGTGGCATTCAATAGCGTGCCGTTCTCGTAACCGTATTGATGCGCCAGAGCCGAACCCGTGATCGTGCAAGGCCCAAAGACCAGACAGCTCGCACTTGGCCCGACCAAAATATGATAGCCGGGAACCGCGCCAAAACTGCAAGCATAGAGACTGAGGGAACTCCCGCTCGTCCACCATAATGCCGATCCGAGATCGCCGGAGGACGCCGCTGTGGCCTGGAAACTGAAACCATTCACGGAGAAGTTTCCGCCAGCGCTTGCGCGCCAACAGCTTCCCGAACCTGAATTAAGAATCAACACCGCGCTCGGATTTGTCGTATTTCCAACTAGCGCCACCAAGCCGGAACCATTCGGCTGCGGAAAATCCACCGGCGTTGGATTTGAATAAGTTCCATCGGCCACATGAATTGTAAATGTCCATCCGCCCAAGTTATATTTTTTCATCGTTGCAAGGGCTTTTTGGATCGTCTGGAACGGCCCGCTCTGGCCGCCAATAGTCGCCGAAGTGCCGTCGTAAAGCGTATCGCTACCGGTGCTGGCGTTGACATAAAGATTTTGCGGCGCAGTCAACAGCACGGAGCCGCCAATGCCGACGCCGCCAATTGCCTGAAAGTTCGCGCCGTCGTAGGCGACTTCGATCAATTGATTTGCGATCAGTTCATATGGATTTATCGGAGACAGATCGGTGTGGATGAGGGGCGCCCCGCCGATGCCGTTCACGTTTATGGTGACTTTCGAGGTATTGCCGTATTTTAGTTTGATGACGAAACGCTGGCCAAGCGCATAAGCTGAGATCGGAACGGTCGGCGTGATCGCGATCTGATTCGGCACACCCTGGTCAGTGCCGTAATTGACGAGCCCAGCCTGCACGGACTTCGCGAGCTGAAAGAGATCGGCAGCGCTCGGCGTCAGCGCATTTGCATTTATGAAGTTGACGATCTCACGCTGCGGGTTCTCGATCGAGGCTGCGGGCGGGATCGATCCCATCGTCCCGGTCGACGGGTTGCCATTGATGTATGAAGAATTTGGATCGGAAACTCCGAAGGGCGCTTCGTATTTCATGGTGTCCCTGCCATTGGATCGCCGGGCTTTCCGATGCCCGAATAGTCGAAGATGATTTGCGTGTGCGCCGGCTTCAACCTGTTCAGCAGGCATTCGAGATCGGTTGCGAGCCCGATGCGCAGATGCGGATCGACGCCGGTCTGTCCCTTGGCGACGCGAAACCAAGTCAGCGCCGCCAGATGCACGTGCACCGTCCAATAGAAGCGGTTGGTTTCCGGGCCGAGACCGTAATACGGATATTCCGACAGCTCGCCCCCGGCCACGTTCTGACCGTTCGGGTTTTTGATCGGCTGGCCCCATTCGTTGTACATCGGATCGGAGCCGTCGCCGTAGATGCGATTATCTCCGCATCGGTCGATGCCGACCACAAAGGTGCGATACTCGGTGATGGTGATCGAGTACCCGAGTTGGGCGGCGACGCCGATAAAG